GTTCCGGCGGCCAGTCCCCGGCGAGCGTCGTCATCCAGAACGCCGTTCCCACGTATTAATCCGCACGTCATAAGCGCACGAAGGGATCATCATGCGCGTACCGATCGATGAGAAGAACTGGGCTGAGATAACGCCCCCGGAACAGCTCACCAGGTTTGAGCGCAAGGCAGTCAACGCGACGATCGTCTACGAAGTCAACCCGGCCAGCGGCCTGCCGCTGATCAAGGCTTCCCTGGATGACGAGATGACCGGGGCGATTCTCTGCCTGGTCTGCACTGACTGGTCGCTGCCGATTCCCGCCCCGGTCCATGACCCTAAGAGCCTGGACAAGCTGACCCTCGAGCAGGACGACAAGCTGCGCGAAGCGGTCATTCCTCATATCCAGGCTATCAAAGGCGGCAAGGCGCCGGTCCCGGCGAACGAGGTCCCTACGCCAGGCTCCGCGAGCTAAAACGCCATCTCGCGGGGCTCCCATACGACTCCGAGCTCGTCCCCTGGGAAATGGTGGCATACGCGACTTACGCGGAAAGGCTGCACTGGACTCCGCAGCAAGTCGACCAGCTCACCATCGAGCAGGACGATTGGATTATCCCGGTCCTGGATGCGGTGAACGCGCAACGCGAATATGCGCAGCAGAAAGCCCAGGAAGCGGCCGAACGGAAACAGAAAGCTAAGCGGAACAGGGGATTCCTGTAGACATAACGCTGACGGTAGACGACGGCCGGTGGTCGGCGGCAATGGATGAATGGCTAGCCGCCGCTCACGCCGAAGGTGTAATGGCGAACCTCGAGGCGGCTCAGGACATCCAGGACCGCGCCAAGCGTCTGCTCACGCGGATCTCACATGCCCCCCATACGAGAACCCCGGCGCCTCTCGGTGCCCCTCCCGCCAGGATTACCGGCACTCTCGCGGCATCCATTCTAGCTGAGCATGACGGTGATGACGCGCTAGTCGGACCCACCCGGGCGGCCAGTTCCAAGAACGGCCCTTACGGCAGGTTTCTCGAAATGGGCGGCGTTCATGCCGCCCATAACCCCCGTGGATACATGAGCTGGTATGAGGATGGCGCGTGGCACAGGATGCGTGAAGTAGAGAAGGCTGGAAGGCCTTATCTCGAGCCTGCCACCGATGACGCTATCCAGTCGGGCGCGATAACCCGCATCTACTTTGACCGCTGGCTGATCGCCCAGGATATGGCCACCTGATGCCAGGCGCTTACCTTCCGCCGGTCGTAACAAGGCTCAGCATGGACCTTGGCGATTTCGCCGCCAAGGTCGCTGAGGCTAAGGCGATGATGAAAGGTCTCGGCGGGGACGCCGAGATCAAAGTCAACGCTGACCTTAACAAGGCAAGCCTGGCGGCGGCACTCACCCAGGTTGTCTCGGTAACCGACTCGTTCAACGGCGCTAACGTCCGCATCGGCGCCGAGATCAACGAGGCCAGCCTCCTGGCAGCCTTGGCCGAGATCAAGGCCGCGGTGTCCGCCATTAACGCCGTGGGCGCAGAAGCCGGCGCCGGAGGCGCCGCAGCAGGGGCAGGCTTCCGCCTGTTCGGCTGGCTTACCCCTAACGCCTTGCACTGGATTATCGCTGGCGGCGCGGAAATCCTCGCTGTCACCGTTCCCGCTTTCGTCGCTCTGGGCGCCGCGGCTGCTGTGGCCATGCAAGGCGTAATGAACGTCGACCAGCACATGGAGGCCCTTTACACGGCCACCGAAGCCACTAACCGGATGTTCGGGCAAACGGTGGGGACGGTTCTGGGAACCGGGGATGCCCTCCAGAAGGCGCAAGACGCGGCCAACCCGGAAGTGTATTCCGTTCTCGGCTCCGCGATCATCACCGTTAAGGAACATTTCGGCAACCTGGCCCAGACGGGCCTTCAGGTGACCGGGATCTTCCAGACGTTTGCCGCTAAGGTGGCAACCGATTTCGCCCCGGGCGGTTCCCTGGGAACCGCTACGGACGAGCTGCTGTCCCACATGGTCAGCGATGTTACCCAGCTCGGCCAGGTGTTCGGCAATCTCGGCCATGCCCTGCTGTCTTTCGCCTCGCAGATGCCGGGCCTGGCTGAAATCCTGCTCGGCTCCCTGGCCGGGATAACCAAGATGGCCAGCGAGGCAATCCAGTTCGCCGCCAATTTCAGGATCGCAGGCGCATCCATTCTCACCCTGGCAATGGGGTTCGAGGAATTCAACAGGTGGGGTGGCCTAATGGCCAGCACCCTTACCAAGATGGGCCTGGCCAGTGCCGAACTGACCGGCGGCCCGTTCAGTTTCGCCCGGATGGGCAGTGTCATCCAGGGCCTTCTCTCTGTCTTCCCCCTTCTCGTCGCTGACGTGGCCCGCTTCGCGGCCACGATCGGGGCAGGCGGTATAGCTAAAGGCCTGACCGGGTTCTCGGAAAGCCTGGCCGGGGCTATCGAAAATCTGACCCCTTTGCAGGCCGGGCTTGTAGCGGCAGCAGCAATCGGGCTCGGCATCTTCATCGACAAGATGGTTACCGCGCAAACCGCCACCCAGCGGTTTGTCGCCTCCCTCCAGACGGCCACTGAGAAGGCTTCCAACCTTCAGTCGTTTCAGACGATCGCCCAGAATGTCGCCCAGCTTAATGCGCAGCTCGCGCAGACCCCCCATTTCGCCCAGGATGCGGGCGGCACGATCGGCCAGCAGTTCAAGGAAGCGACCGACAACGCTAACTTCAACGCGCTTAACGCGGGTCTCAGGCAGCAGGAACAGGATCTCCGGAACGTCGCCCAGGGCGCCCAGTATCTTGCCAACACCTACCACACCAACCTGGTAACCGCCCTGGGTCTTGCCGACGCAGCCAACGTCAAACTGGCCAACGGGATTCTGGGGACGAGCGCGGCAGCCCAGGTTGCCCGGATGCAGATCGCATCCTACGTCCAGGGCATGCAGGCCATGGGTGCCCCCATGTCCGCGGTCGGTTCCGACATAACAGCCCTGGCCATCCAGTCCGGCCTGGCCAGCACTAAGGTTTCCGAGCTTAACCAGGCGTGGGACCAGTTCATGCAAAACCTGACCGGCGGCACGTCCGGGCTGGCCTCATTTGTCCAGTCGATGACGAACATCGGCAACGTGGTCGGCACCGTCAAAAACAACCTCGGGCAGGCCTCGAGCATCACTCTTAACACCCAGCAGTTTGCTAACGCCCTTAAGTCGATGGGCGGCGAAGGGGCCCAGGCGTGGACGAACTTCAACCAGGTTGTCGGTTCCACTGCTCCCCAGTTGATCGACTGGATGAGGACCGCGGGCGCTGAAGGCGCCCTTTCCGGGCAGCAGTTCAAACAGGGTGTTCTTGACATGGTGTCCGCCTTGATACCCCTGGCATCCCAGTCTCAGACCGCCCAGGCGGAAGTGATGGGCCTGGTTGATCAGGTGGACCCGTCCATTCAGACCTGGGGCCAGTTGAAGACGGCCATCAAGAACAGCGGGGCCAGTCTGAGCGGGCTTAATCCGCTGATCGACACGGCCACGCAGAAGATGGGCAACATGTCCACGGTTGCCCAGAATCTTGGCACGGCAACACAGACAGCCCTGCTGAGCGTTCTAAGCTCGGCTAAGGTCATGGCCTCCGGGGTCGGTACCGCCATGCAGCAGTACGAACAGGCCCTGATGAACGGCAGCTCGAATACCGGGGCGCTTAAGGCATCCGTCCTGCTGGATTTCGAGAAGATGGGCTACAGTGCCCAGCAGGCCGAGCAGATTATCAACGCCGCTATCGCCGGGATCACCCCGAGCAAGACGATTACCTTGACCATTACAACGCAGAACATCGAAACAGGCACGACTCCGCTCAGGGGCATCAACTCGAGCGCTCCCCCGCTTCCTGGTCATGCGGCCGGCACCCCGGCCGCTCCTAGCGGCTGGGCGTGGGTTGGTGAAGCCGGGCCCGAACTGGTCAGGTTCCGCGGCGGCGAGACTGTTCTTCCGCACAACGTATCAACAGGCTTCGCTAACGGGGCCGGGTACATGCCGGAAGTTCACAATCACATTTACCTTGACGGCCGGGAAATCACGTCGATCGTGCAGAAGCAGTCGGTGAAAACACAAAGGCGCACCGGACACAATGGAATGCAGAAGCGGACGAGGTAAACGATGGCCCTTAACTACGTTACCCTCATCCTTGACCTTTACGACGGGTCAGGCGCCCCGATCAGCCAGGGCTCCGTTCTTTTCACCCCTTCCGCGCAGCTAACCGATGCCACCGACCAGCAGGACATAACCCAGGCTCCCGTGTCAGCGTTCTTCCGGGCCGGCATTTCGAGCCCTCAAGTAACACTGCTGGCAACAGACAACGCCAACCTGGCCCCTTCCGGGTGGGGCTGGAATGTCGCCTTCCAGAATGTGCCCGGGAACCCTCAGCCGTTTTCTTTCCTGCTGCCCCACGCTAACGGCGCCACCCAGTATCTTTCCGCCGTCCAGGTGGTCGAGTCGCCCGCAACGATGCAGGCGTACGTCCCTATTCCCTCGGGTACTGCCGTGGTCGGGAATGTTCCCACGGTAGCCGGGATTAACCCGCTGGCCTGGGTTTGGAACACGCCGTCTGGTGGCGGCGGGGCTGTCAGTTCCGTGTTCGGCCGTACTGGGGCAGTCGTAGCTAATACCGGAGATTACACGGCTGCCCAGGTCGGCGCCGACGCCAGCGGCGCCGCCACCACCGCACAGAGTAACGCCGAGACCTACGCCGCGGGTATCGTGGCCACCGAGACGGCCAGGGCCGAGACTGCCGAAGCGCTGCTAGCACCGAAGGCCAGCCCTGCCCTGACTGGCACGCCGACCGCCCCGACAGCATCAGCGCTGACCAGTAACACGCAGGTAGCGACGACCGCATACGCGGACTCGGCCGTGGCCGTGGAAACGAGCCGGGCCGAGGCAGCTGAGGCACTGGCACGGCGTTCCGTGACGCTGATCGTCGCGGCCAGCAACGCTACCGCCAGCAGCAAGTATATGGCCGACTACGCATGCACCGGCACGAACGATGACGTGCAGATCAACGCCGCGTTCGCGGCGCTGCCTTCCTACGGCGGCGGCGTCTACCTGACCGAGGGTAATTTCAGCATCTCGAACCCGCTGGTACCCGTGGTGAGCAACACCCACCTCAAGGGGCCGGGCCTGGACGCATGCAAGGTGAGCGCAGCCAACGGGTCCAACTCGAACGGCTTTGCTTTCACCAGCAGCACCAAGAGCCTGATCTTCTGCTCGGTCGAGGGCATCTCGTTCTACGGCAACTCCACCTTCGGGGGCAGCGGCGGCACGAACACCAGCGGCTACGGCGTGTACATCAACCCGAGCGGGCAGACATTCTGGGATTTCCACCTGCGGGACGTGTTCTTCTCCGGGTGGGAGCAGGACGGCTTCTATTCCTATGACGGTCACGGCTATGTCCTGGATCACGTGCTGGCCGAGACCAACGGCGGATGGGGCATCAACTTCCCGACGTCGGGCGGCGGCCAGCCGGAGGTCCGCAACGGCACGGTCAAGTTCAACGGCGGCGGCGGCGTCCAGATGGCCATCAGCGGCGGGGTCGTCGCGGAATGCGAGGTCAGCAACAACACCGGGTACGGGATCGCCCTGATCGGGCCTGCGTGCGCCCGGGACAACACGGTCTACAGCAACAGCCTCGCGGGGATAGTGCTGAACAGCAACTCGACGCTGGGCACGCGGGCTTCCGGCAACGTCGTCTACAGCAACACCCAGTACGGGATACTGGCGCTGACCAGCGCGTCATTCATCACCGGCAACTGGCTCCAGGGCAACAGCGCGGGGACGAACACCTACGATGAGATCCAGGTGCAGCGCGGGTTCTCCGTCGTGGCGTTCAACTGGGTGAACGGCCAGAGCCAGTCCCGGTACGGAATCAACTTCAACGGCGGCAACACGTTCAGCGGGAACGTGTGCAACGGCAACCAGGTGGAAAACGAGCACACGGCGCTGTATTACTTCGGCACCACAGCCAACGCCAAGGCGCGCGACAACCTGGGCTTCAACCCGGTCGGCGTCGTCACCCCGGCCGTGCCCGCGTCCGGCTCACCGACCACGGCCCAGGTGTACGACCAGACGTTCTACATCACCGCAGGGGCCTCGACGGTGACGTGCGCCATATCAGGCGGCCCGTCTCCGGTGATCCCGTCCGGCGGGTTCGGCACGATCCGGGTGCCGGCCACCCAGACCCTCACGCCCACCTATTCCAGCGCCCCGACGTGGGTTGTCGAGGGAGAGTAGCCGCCGTGACCACTCCGGGCAGCCATCGCACAGCGCGCACTCACGCCCGGCCCGGTAGTGCCGGTGCGCCGCCCGGTCATGCCCGCACCGGCAAGTTCTTTTCCTGATTATCCGCACGAGGTAACAAGGTAGCAGATGACCACCTGGACTGTCCCGTCTAACACTCATAATCCTGGTGACACAGGTCACACTACTGATCACAATAGCATTGCTGGTGACCTGTCTCTTATCGGCGCCATCCTGCCCGCTGTTACCGGAGGGCTCACCGGGGCTGCCGCTGTTACCCGTTTCGTCGGCGCCACCGCTAGTGGCGCCCCCACGTCGGGCACTTTCGCAATAGGTGACTGGATTGTCGACCAGTCGGGAACCATCTGGATCTGTACTGTTGCCGGAACCCAGGGAACATGGGTAGCGCTCTGCACTGTCAGCACGACCCAGACGGTTTCGGGGGCTAAGACTTTCTCGAGTGTCGTAGCCCATTCTGCCGGGACTAATACGAGCGGAACAGCGACGGCTTCAACGCCGTCGCTTACATCCGGCACGGCTGCCCAGATCAACACGACGCAAGATGTCATGCTCTATGCGTCAGTGACAACCGCGGCCACGTTCTCCCTGGCTATCGGACCTACGTCGACTCCCGCGACAACCATTGTCGCCAGCGCTACTGATGTAGCGCACACCCTGTTTACTGTCCGTGTTCCCGCTGGCTGGTATGTCAAGTCGACGTTCACCAGCGGTGATATCACCTGGACTGCGGTTACGTGCTAAGGGCAGCATGACCGGGATCACGGTCACAGCGACCCAGGGCGGCTCGACTGGGAACGGTACTTTCCTGCAAGTCCTGGTGCTTGACAATGCCGCGGTCGGTTCCAGCCCGAATTCGGCTAGCGCCGTCTTCGGTTCCAATACCACCCCTTATCTTGATTTCACCCCGCAGAACAGCGGTTCCCTGGCTTACGCGATAGCAGCCGGGAATTCGATGACCTTCTCGTCCGGGGTTAACACGCTGGCCGACGATGGCGGCCTTAGCGTCGAATTCCAGACTTATGTCAGTAGTGCCCCCGGGCAGCAGGTGACCATCGGTGATCCTAACCCGTCCAACCCCGGCACTTACGGCCCCAACCAGATCGCCATTGTCGAAGTCCAGCAGTCCGGCGGCAGCATCCTCACCGACCCGTCCACTCCGGCAGTGGTTTACAACGGCAGCAGCACGAGCGCTACCACCGCCTCGTTCACGCCCCCCGCGGGGGCGCTCATCCTGGTCTTGGCCGGAGGGGCTGGCGGCAGCGGCACGACCACGCTGAACGTGACCAGTTCCCTGCTGACTTTCACCCAGATCCTCTCGGTACCCCAGTCGGGTGACGGTGTTGCGGCTATCTGGTACGCCGTCATGCCGCCAGCCCCGCAGATTGTCACCACCCAGACTCCGGGCGGCGTGATCGGCGAAGCTTACAACTTCACTTTCACCGGCACCAGCGGCACTAAGCCTTACTCTTGGGCGGTAACTTCCGGCGCCCTGCCGTCCGGGCTGAGCCTCAGCAGTGCCGGTGTCGTCTCCGGAACACCCACGGCATCCGTGGGTGTCTACTCGTTCACGGTCACGCTGACTGACGCTTTCACCTTCACGGCCAGCGCCTCGTTCGCCATCGTCATCAACGCGAACAGCACCCCGGGCGGGGTGGTCCGTGCCACCTGGGCCTTGTCGGCTTTCCAGTACAGTTACGGCTGCTTGCCCATCGAAGTGTCCACTGTCGACCATGACTGGATTTTCGTCACCGTCTCCTGGTCGAGTGGCGATGACACCGGCATCGCCTATTGTGCCGATAACGTCCACAACTTCTACCAGCCAAGCCCTTTCGCTTCCAGCCCGCAGGTGAACACCCAGACTTTCGTGGTACCTAACGCACGGGCTGTCAGCACGATCTACATTTCCACGTCAGCCTATGTCCGGTGGCTCAACGTCCAGGTGACAGAAGTAACCGGCCTGGATGCCGGTTACGTAGTGGATGCTTCTAGCACCTGGACCGGCGGCCCTAGTACGTCTTTCACTGAGAGCCTTAGCACTGCTAACGCTGACTTTATTTTCGCCGTGGGCGCGCTTAGCGGAACCCCGCAGACAGTCGGCCAGGCCGGCTCCGGGGCCACGTGGACAGCTCTTACCGGGAGCATCAACGGCAGCTCGTCCGCGGGTGTCACCCAGTCGGTAGCGTGGGCCGAGACGACCGGGGCGGCTTCCCCGTCGATGACGTTTTCCGGTGTGTCCAGCTATTACGCCGGGGTCATGATCGCAGTCCGCCAGGCGGGCGGGCTGCCTGCCAACATTAACCCGGCTTGGCCTGTCATCAAAGCCCAGGCTGCTTTCGGTTACACCCCGCAGCAGCCGACCGCCCCGCCTGTCTGGACGGATATCACCGGCAGGTTCCGCGGGCTTAACGGGGACCGCGGCAGGTCGTTTGAACTGGACGAGAATTCGGCCGCCGACATGACGGCCATTTTCGACAACTTCGACGGGGCGCTAAGCCCTCAGAATACGGCCAGCCCCTACTACCCTAACGTCACCCTGATAACCCCGGTGCAGGTGACAGCCACCTGGCAGGGCCGGGAGTATTCCCTGTTCCGCGGCCTGCTCACTTCGATCCCGCAGACGTTCGACTTCCAGCGGGGACTAGTCAAAGCCACCGTGTCAGACGACTGGTCTAAGCTGCCTAACATTCTCCTGGCCCCGTGCATGATCCAGGAAATGCTATACGACCAGCCTCTAGCCATCTGGCCTCTCAACGACCAGCAGGGAGCGCCTTACGCTTCCAACTGGTCGGGGATCTCGGCTGCCGAGCTGATACCGACCGTCGCCCAAGGCGGCGGTGGTGCTACCCCGGCCAAGGAACTGACTGTCTCCCTGTTCGGGCAGACGTTTTCGGTTGCCTCGAGCTTCCTCACCGCCAGCACGGGCACAACCACCAGCACTGGGTCAACTACGGGCAGCACGTCTAACACGCCGACAACCGGATTCGGCAACACCCAGTCGGGAACCTATCCGGGCGGCCTTGCCGGGACAACTGACTCTGTGTGGGGCAACACGTCTGCCGCCGTGGGCGGCGGCAGCACGTACCAGGGGACTGTCCTGGTTGACTCTAACGACACCACATTGCCTTTGACGGCCACCGGGGCTACCTATTCGGTGTGGGCCCAGATGTACAGCGGGCTTAACTCGTCTACCGGTGCCATGGTCATGCTGCTGACCAACCAGGCCGGGTCGGGCAGTGCCAAATACCTGGGCGTCTACTACAACGGCACGACGGTAACCGTCTCGCAGACATCCGGCTCGCAGGTTTACACGCCTACAGCCAGCCTGTTTGACAGTAAATGGCATCTGTGGACTGTCACCATCACCACGGCCGGTGTCATCACCCTTTACATTGACACGGTTCAGATCGGCTCGTTTACCGGCAGCTTCCCGTCAGGTTCCCCGACGCTGCTTCAGTGGGGCGGGGATACGACGGTTACCTCTACCAGTTCGGCTGGCCTGTGGACGGGCTGCATGTACCTGGCCGCGGTGTACCCGCGGGTCATCGACTTCGAGCGCATGCAGACCTGGTATCAGTCGGGGACGACCGGGTTTCTTGACGAGCTGGCCGGGACGAGGCTTCAGAGGGTGCTTGCGTGGGCGCGCTGGAGCGCGCCGCAGCAGATCGACCCGGGCCTTTCTAAGCAGCAGGCGTTCAACTACCTGACAGGCGGCTATGGCAGCTCAGGCCTTACCGGGGCGATCGGCAACTATGCCACCGCGGGCGGCAGTGCTGCCGTCGACTTCGGCGCCCAGGCTGACGTGACCATGCAGGACATCGCCAACACTGAGAACGGCCTGCTGTGCATGTCCGCCCAGGGTGGTGTCATCTTCCATGAACGGGACGACCTGTCCAGCTACCCGGTGGGTCACAACCTGGGTGACATGGACTATGCCCTCAACCCGACAAGCTCATTCAGCTACGGGCTGGGCGAGTGGACTAACACGACTAGCTGCACGGTTGCCATTTCTAACGGCTGGTCGTTCTGCCAGGAACAGTCGGCGCTGATCACGGTAACCGGGACACCCTCGTCTGCTTCTGTCGCCGGGTCTCAGGTGGCAGCTTCCGGGGGCGAGGAAACCGGGTTCAGCACGTGGATGATGAGCCCGCAAGGCTGCTATGCCAGTATCGCTGTCAACTGGTACGGCTACGGGGATCTCTACTCGGGCACGTACACGGCCAGCTACCCGTCTTTGACGTTCGGGCAGCTCGGGTCCAATTCGAGCGCCACCGTGCAGGTGCCGCCGATGACCCCGGTGTTTCTCAACGTTCCCGCCGTGGCGGCGCCTGCCGGGACCACCTACTTCCAAGCCGTGGTGACCATCCAGGATTCGCCGGCCACCGGGACTCAGCTTTACTTTGACCGCCCGCGGGTTTCCCCCGCGGGCTTCCAGGTACCTTACGAAGGTGAGAATGAAGGCGACCTTCAGGTAACCGAGGACATCCAGTACCTGTTCAACGACGTTGCCATTACCCGGAACGTCGACCAGGCCACCTACCGGACGATCAACCAGGCCAGCCGCAGCCAGTATTACCCGCGGGTTTACACGAGGACCATCTACTCATCTGTCGATGACCCTAACGCGGTAGTGAACTGCGGTAACACGCTGCTTAACGCTTTCGCCCTGCCGCAACTCCGAGTTGAACAGGTGATCGTGGATGCAGCCAGCAATCCTGATGCGTGGGAGTTCGTCCTCGAAGCTGACATCGGGGACCTGGTTTCGTTTACCCGCACCCCTGTCGGGGGTGCTGTTGTCACCGGATCATTCCTGGTGCTGAGCATTTCGCTAGCCCTCGCGCCCGATAAGGCCGAGTTCACCTATGTCCTGTGCCCGGTCGGAGTTTTCTGATGCTGTCAACTGTAGCCGCTGTCATTCTCGCCGTCGTAGCACTTCTCGGCGCCGTCTTCGGCGGCGTGGCCTGGTTCTACCGACGCGGGCAGCAGGAACAATCGCTGGCCAGCTCGGTAGCAGGACTAGGCAAGGCTACGGCTGACCTTGCCACCCAGGTAAGCAAGCTGAGTGACAAGCTGGACGGCCACGGGAGCCAGCTCACCGACCACGAATACCGCCTGAGGGCCGGGGGCCTGTGAAAGCTCCCGCACCCAGGAAGACGCCATCGGCCGGGAAGACGACCGGGGCTAAGCCTAAAGCTAAGGCTAAGGCGAAAGCTAAGACGTACACGGCTGCCCAGAATGCCTCCTACCAGGCGTGGCTGAAAAAGATCCGCGCCCAGGAGCATGCCGCCCATGTCGCCCACGTCAAGCATGTTCAGCATCTTGCCCACATAAACAAGACGCTG